TGAGATTGCTTGGCGTAGATACGCCAGAGCTTCCGTCTCAGAACGGTTATCTAGCGAAATATTTCGTGAACGATTGGATAGCCACAGCAGACAGCATAGAGATTGTGTTCTCTGGCAGACGAGGATACTACGGTAGACAGCTTGTGGATATTTACATAGACGGACACAACTTATCTGAGGTGCTGATTGAAAGGGGATATGGTGAGGTGTATGAGTAAAAACATAGGAGAAAAATGCGTGCAATGTTTACAAGATACTAGTTTTGGAAGTGGAAAATATGTAAACCGTATTCCCGCTGACAATGGAGTGTATGACGGCTACGAATGTTCTGATTGTCAATCTTGTGAATGTGATGTTTGTTTAAAACCTACATTAGAATATCATAGTTGCAATGAAACAGGCAATATTTATTGCGATAATTGCGTTCCTGAAGATGAGTAAGATTGGAGGAAGCATGAAAAGTATTAGAGACTTTGAGCCAAGTGTTCAGTGTGATGAATGCGATAAATATTTACTAATTGGAGACAATCCAAATAATCCAATATTAGAAACTTGTGATGATTGTGTAAGAGAGCAGAAGACGAAGATGGAGGTAATTTTATAACAGATTAGATATTCTGTAGAAATGCAGATAGAGAGAATAAAATAATATTAGGCGATAACTAATGCCATGGCTATAAGACCTGATTAATTTTATTCTCTCGCATGTCACTAGACAAACAAAAAGTTTCGTGTTATGCACGGAAACCTTGTATGGTTAAAGTTAGGTGTTCCGTTGAATAATGAGTGGTAAAAATGAAACAAAATTTTGGAAACTCATTAAACAACGGACACCAGAAATTCGTTGGAATAGAATAGAAAATTCAGTCAATCGTGGCTTCCCTGACCTAGTTGGAAGCTTTGCAAACTCTCACTTTTTTACAACGGAACTCAAAGTAGCAAATCGCAGTGATATTGTTGTATTTTCGCCACACCAAATCGCTTGGCACTCAGTCAATTCTGGTGCCAGATTTATTATGGTTCAGACCCTCGAGCCGTTGTCCGTAAAACTTTTTCAGTCATCTTTCGCTAGCCAACCAAGAGTAAAATTAACTGACCACGAACCGTTGTCCGTTGTCCAAGATACGCACGACAACGAACAATGGAAAATTTTTCTTGACATTTTACGCATGTCGATTACTGGGCCCTCCCGCCCGTAGACCGTGATTTACGCATGACGGTCAACGGGCCCTCCCGCCCATATACGCATGACGGTCAACGGGCCCTCCCTCCCTAAAAACACGCATGAAGACTATTTGGGTTAGTGGGAGGGGGGGATGTTTCACGTGAAACATCGCTACGTTGTCTGATGTAGAGTGTTGCATAAATGTCACACTATACAAGACCCATTTTGGGTAGTTTAGTTGGTTGACTATCCCATAAAATACTTTACATTTAAATTAACTTTAATTTTAACAAGGAGAAATACTATGGCTAAAACTAAAAAAGCACCATTGAAAACAATTCCAATTGGAGTGACTTGTGGCGGATATGCACACATAGCAAAAATTTTCATTGAGGCTTCAATAAGACTTACCAAAGAAGGTGAGCACCAAAAAGCCGAAGAACAAAGAGACCAAGCCTTTAAACTTTTGGACATCATGGCGGAAAAATGGGCAACGGCTATTGGAGAGGAGAAATAATATGGGATATACTCATTATTGGCGACAGCTTCGAGATTTCACAGATACGGAATGGCAGGAGCTAACACGACTGGCAAAACTCATCACGGCTGACGGTCAAGGTATCTTGGCTAACGAGTATGATGAAGAAAACAGTAAACCTACAATAGACAACGAACAAATACGCTTTAATGGCATTGGAAAGGACGGTCACGAAACGTTCTTAATCACCAAGAAGAAACGTGCCAAGCGACAATACGAAGAACAAGAGGCATACGATAGACAAGGAGCGTTTGAGTTCTGCAAGACAGCACACAAGCCTTATGATAAATATGTCACTGCTGTTCTTTGTGCGTTGTATAACTTGGAGTATGTCGAAGGATTTGGCCAGACTCATCCGATGAGTGAGATTAGATCTGACGGTAACACTAAAGACTGGACAGAAGGACTGTTCCACGCTGTACGTTCGACAAGGGAACAAGAGATGTACTGCCCTATCAGAGACTGCCTCACGTTGTCTTATGTGGACTACCTAGACCAAGAAGAGAAAACAGGTTAGCCTCCGCCCGTAGACCGTGGACAATGAGCCACGGTCTACGCATGACGACCAACGGGCCCTCCCGCCTGCGGTTTACGCATGACGACCAACGGGCCCTCCCACCTATTACGCATGACGGCCAACGGGCCCTCCCACCAAACGCGCCAGAAAAAAAGGCGAGCTCGAAAGCTCGCCTTTTTGTTTTCATCGTGTTTTTAATTGTAAGGCCGTGATTTACTTGCAATCGCTGTTCCTTTTATTATTTCTTCTTCTACTTCGTCTCTTTGATCAGGTTGAAAGTAATATTTTCCATTACGAGATAAGTAGTCTTTTATCATAGGAATATTTTGATATCCTTTTGCTTTACAACCGATACACATTGAGATTTTAACTAGATCATTCGCCTCGTGCATATCGTTTGCAAACGCTAATTGAATTAATGATCTGATCCACTCACTCTCTTTCATATCTAATGGAATGACTTTCATTGTAGTGCGCCACATTTGTTGATCTTTACCATCAAAAGTAAAAATAATTTCTATGTTCACTTTTGCGTTAAGTGCTAAATTTTTCATTATTGCTTTCTCCTTGTTAATTAAAGTTATCCCATAATATACAGTAGACAACGTAAAATGACAAGAATTATTTTTTTGGCGCTTGACAGCCCATGGGCCCTCCCTCCCCCCGCCGCGCGATTTTTTTGACCTACTATATGTAGTATGTATCACGCTGATATATACAAGAGAGATATATTATATAATGTACTTTACATTATGGGATAAATGGCTATATTGGACACTGTAGCAATTTCGCTACATAACTTTAATCCATAGGAGGTAATTATGGAAAACATAAAAAATTGTTATAGGCATAACAATCTAAATGATCTGTCTTTTTTTGAGTCAGATCAAATTCACGTTCGTTCGGATCACATGATGGACAACGTGAAATACTTCGGCCAAGATGTCATTGTAAACAATGCAAGGGTCGGGACGTTCTCTAATATGTACACAGTCAATAGAACTGACAACATACTAGCCAACGTAAACGACATGGTTTCAAAAACGGGCATTGATGTAACTGACGTAACGGTTACTGATCGTAAGTGGAATCATGGGGGACGTAACTCAAGAACTATTACGTTCCATAGCGAAAAAATATCGCCAGTTAAAAACGTTGGCGATGTTTCTTCAATGCAAATCACAATCTTAAACAGTTATGACGGATCAATGAAAGCGTCTATTCTGTTTGGCTTGTTACGTTTGGTTTGTGAAAATGGCATGATCGCTGTGAGCAAGTTATCCTCTTTCACTAAAAAGCATTCTAACTCGGATGCTCTTAGCACTGAGTATGACAAGATTGCTAATTTCAAACCAACCTTAGAAGCGTATCAAAATAAACTCGATACGATGTCAAATAAAGTTATCACTTTAGATGATGCAAAAAAACTTCTAAAAGATACGATTGCTAAAAATGAAGTTAAAGAAAAAACTTTATTAACGTACATCCAAAACAATACAAGAGAATCCGCTGACAAGGTTTCTTTGTATGATGTTTACAACGGTGTCACCGAGTGGGCAACGCATCACGATGCACGTTCAACGGCTGATATGAGAAATGTCTACCTGTCTCGACAGATGGACGTTACAAAGTTGTTAGGCTCTACACAATTCGAAGCTTTAGTAGCATAACAAAAACAACGAGCGTAGTTTAGAATAATTCTAAACTGCGCTTGTTTATATATGGGCCCACCCACCCTTACAGGTAGGGTACCTGTAAAACTTGAACTGCCAGATGAATTATTATAAAATGTCGACACCCCCTTTTTGGGCAGATGTAACTTATATACTGCATGTATATAATAATACGGACATAGAGTATGAGCGATTTACGATTGAAAGAAAGACTAGAAGAGATCCTTGCCAATCCTAAACTTTTAGACGCAATGACATCCGATGAGCAAAAAAGATTCTTTCAGTTATATAAACAAAACGAAAGACTGGAATTAAACGAGAACGCCAAGAAAGACTTCATGGCGTTTGTCAAAGTCATTTGGCCGGGGTTCGTAGAAGGTCGTCACCATAAAATTATCGCAGATAAATTTAATCGAATCGCGAACGGGACTCTTAAACGACTGATCGTGAACATGCCGCCGCGTCACACAAAGTCAGAGTTTGCATCCTATTTGTTCCCTGCCTATATCATGGGAAAAAATCCACAAACAAAAATTATTCAAACATCGCACACGGCAGAGCTCTCGCAGAGGTTTGGTCGTAAGACAAAACAACTCATCGACTCTACAGACTACAAAGATATTTTTCCAAACACGGGACTCCAAGCGGATTCAAAAGCAGCAGGAAGATGGGACACCAGTGAGGGGGGAGAGTATTTCGCAGCAGGTGTTGGTGGAGCCATCACCGGGCGGGGTGCAGATTTATTAATTATCGATGACCCGCATTCAGAGCAAGATGCACTCTCTGACTCTGCAATGGAAGGCGCATACGAATGGTACACGTCTGGTCCACGACAACGTCTGCAACCAGGTGGTGCGATTGTGTTGGTGATGACACGTTGGTCAACAATTGATTTGACGGGTCAACTGATCAGAGCACAAACAGAACCGAAAGCAGATCAGTGGGAAGTGGTCGAGTTCCCTGCAATCATGGACAGCGGTAAACCGACATGGCCAGAGTATTGGAAGATTGATGAACTTGAATCAGTGAAAGCATCCCTTGCCGTTGGCAAATGGAACGCACAGTGGATGCAAAAACCAACTGCAGAAGAAGGAGCAATCCTCAAACGTGAGTGGTGGAAACCGTGGGCAGAAAAAGATATTCCTGATTTGCACTACGTTATTCAAAGTTACGACACAGCGTTCAGTAAAAAAGAAACAGCAGACTACTCTGCAATCACAACATGGGGAGTGTTCTCGCCCGACGGACAACGGCCAGCGCTTATTCTGTTGGATGCACGACGTGGTCGGTGGGAGTTCCCTGAGCTTAAAGAGATTGCACTCAAAGAGTATAACTACTGGGAACCAGAGATGGTGTTGGTGGAAGCGAAGGCAAGTGGTATGCCCCTATCTGACGAACTTCGCAGATCTGGTATACCAATAACAAATTATACACCAACAAGGGGCAACGATAAACTGTCTAGGGTCAACGCAGTTGCACCAATGTTTGAAGCAGGAATGGTATATTATCCAGAGGACAGAAGGTTTGCAGAAGAAGTCATTGAAGAGTGTGCATCTTTTCCGTATGGTGAATACGATGATTATGTTGACACAGTGACCCAATCTCTGTTAAGATTCAGACAATCAGGGTTGATTCAGTTACAGATGGACTACGAAGATACTCCTGTTGACACAAGACCACGGGTCTATTATTAGGAGAAACATTATGGCTAAACAAGGACAAACAAGAAAAGGCACTAGCAAACGTAAAGTTAAAAAGAAAGTGTCTAAACAAGGCAAGGTTCGTTTTTCAGCTCCTCTTGAACCAAAAAAGGGCGGCGGATTTAAAAAGCAAAGTCGAATTAGAATTAAAACAAGCCCTAACAAAAGAAAAGAGGAAATTTTTTACACTGGCCCTGAAAGAGGCGGACCAAAAGGTTTTGGTAAAAAAGGAAAAGTTACTACTAGAATAACTCCCGCTGGCAGAAAAGTTCAGACTGTAAAAGGCAAGTCTTTGAATAAAAGATTGAAAAGAACTCTTGGAGAAAAAATAACCGGCGCAGGAAAAGACAAAGCAAGAAAACTTAAAAGACAACACATATTTGGTGTGCGTAGAAAAGAAAGAAAACTTTAAATAAATAAGAGAACATTATGTTTAAAAGAATATTCAATATTGGAAAAGGGCCGAAGCCTAAACCAAAACCAAAGCCGAAACCAAAGCCGAAACCAAAACCAAAGCAAAAGAAAAAAACACAGGGCGGTGGTCAAAGTAGAAAAGGTGGACAAACTAGTCCAACTACAGGACAAAAGGCTGCACTGGGTGTAGCCGCTGCTGGCACAGGAACGTTGGTTGGATTAAAATTAAAACAAGGCAAAGATGCTCGCGCAGTTGGTACGGGACAAGGTCAACCACCAAGAGGCGGCACGGTCCCTAAAAAGAAACCTAACTTAGGAACAAAATCTGTTCAATCTGGGCCGAAGAAAAAAAGAAAACCAACACCTGCTGGCGATTTTGTTAGATTTAAAAATCCACGTAAGAGTGGTTTTGTTAGAGACAGCAAAGGAAACAAAATTAAAACCGGTAGAGACTCAAAGGCTTTTAAAAAAATAATGGAGAAAAGAAAGATGGGAGGGGGCAAATAAATAATGCCTCTTAGAAAAATATTAAAACCAAAAAAACCTGTAAAAAAGCCTAAGCCTAAGCCGAAGCCTAAGCCGAAGCCTAAGCCAAAACCAAAAGTAAGTCCGGTTTTACCTAAACGCAGACCAAAGCCGGTAAAAATGCCGAAACCAAAGCCTAAGCCAAAGCCAAGGAAAAAGAAAGCGCCAATAGAACTTCGCGGCGGCGCAAAAACAAATCCTAACAATCCTCGTTCAACTAGAAAAATTGCACAAGTTGCACAGAACCCTAATTTGAGAGGTAGAGAAAAAACTTTGGCTATACAACAAGCGATACGTGATGTAAGATCTCCAACTAGAAGAAGAGGTACATCTGATCCAGATCGCGGTCTAGCATTTAGGGAAATGTATAGAGCAGGGAGAAAACCCATGAGATCTAAAAAGACAGGTAAGATCATTACTGACTCAAAGGGTAGACCAATAATGGTGACCAAACGTAAAACAAGGCGAACAAAAAGGAAATAGTATGGGTATATTGAGAAAAATTTTTAAACCAAAAAAACCAAAGCCAAAACCAAAAAAACCTAAAACTAAGCCAAAGAAAAAATTAACGGCTGCGGAACGTAAGAAGCAGGCTCAAGAGGCAAAGAAAGCCAGAGCAGTGTTACAATCGGTTCCTCCACACGTCAGAAAAGCCATGCGCAAAGCTATGGCGGACAAAAAAGCGGCAGCCAAATTAAAGGATCAGGGCCTTAAAAAAGCGGCGAAAAAGAAAGCAGAAGAGCGCATGATTAGACTCACAAATCAAATGGCGTATAACGCGCTGCGTTCAAAGACTTTTAAGCGAGGCGGAAGAGCTCGCTAATTAACACTTGCAAAAGTGCCCCAATTAAGTAAAACTTGCAGTAACTGCAATCATCATTGTCATTGCAGCAACGGTGGCTCTTGTCGCACAAATGACTGTGAGTGTCGTATCTGTGAGCACAATGCACTTGACGAGTTTTGGAGAGAACTAGGAGGATACGATGCCCCTAACAAAAAAAGGCACAAAGATTAAAAGAGCTATGGCAAAACAGTATGGAAAGAAGAAAGGCGCAACGGTCTTTTATGCGTCGATAAATAAAGGCAAAATTAAAGGGGCGAAAAAATCAAGATGAACATGTCTGACAACAGAGCCTCTCAACTTATACAACAGTTACGTGATGCTTTAGAATTAGGTGACGACGATTTAGCTACACAGATAAGATCAGACTTGTTCAAAGAGTTTGGTATTGAAATGGCAGATGGTGGCCGTGTTGACTTGCAGGCAGGCGGCATGCCCAAACCAAAACCTACCAGTAGAATGGGTATTATGGCCTCTAATGCTGCTAGAGCTCTGCCAGGGGTTGCATCCCGTGTTGGTGGCAAAGCTCTTAACTTAGGACTTGGCACTCCAGCTTTGCTGTATCAATTAATGGCAGGTGAAACAGGGGGAGCATTTGACCCTGTATATGGAAAGTATGATGATGAACGGTTTACACTTGACGATGTTGGTGTTGAGTTTGATGAGCCCATTCCTGAACTAGGTGGATATAGCTACGAGGAACTTGTTAATGATCCAGACTATATAGAATACGCTAAAGAATATGGCATGAGTCCAGAAAGATATGTCACAGAGTTAATTGCTGATGCTATTATTATACCTGAAAAAGGACCTGCCGAACCTTCAGCTTTTACCATGGAAGAGCTAGAGGAATATTATGGTGACACTCCTTTTTTTCAAGAGTATAAAAAAAATGTTCCTTTAGGGGATAGAGCGTCAAGAGGTTTTGATAAAGTTCAGTCTGGAATACTAAGTGCTTTAAATCCGTTTGGGGCGTTTGATAATATGAAAGTTTTTAATAATTAAGAGGATAATTATGCCAGTAGAAAAAGATATGCCGTTAACAGAGCAAATGAAGTTTGATTTGGAGGCAGAAAACTTTTCACCAGAACAAATAGAATTAATTGAAGGCGACACACAACTAGATGAAGATGGCGGCGCCACTATATCATTTGGTGCACAGATGCAAGCACCGCAAGGTCATTTTGCTAATTTAGCTGAAACTATGTCCGATGGTGAGTTAGCCATGATTGCTGATGAGTTATTGGAAGCATACGAAGGAGACAAAGAAGCGCGATCAGATTGGTCTTCAACTTATGCTGAAGGTCTTAGTTTGATGGGGCTTAAATCAGAAGACAGAACAGAACCTTTTCCTGGTGCGTCAGGCGTATCTCATCCGCTTCTTGCAGAATCTGTCACACAGTTTCAAGCACAGTCGTACAAAGAATTATTTCCTGCAGGTGGCCCTGTAAAAACACAAATCATGGGTGCACCTAATCCTCAAACAGAGGCACAGTCAAAAAGAGTTAAACAATTTATGAATTATCAACTTACTCACGTTATGGAGGAGTACGAACCCGAGCTGGATCAGATGCTTTTTCATCTCCCCCTTTCCGGCTCGGCGTTTCGTAAAATTTATTTTGATGACAAACTAGGCAGACCTGTTTCTAAGTTTGTTTCGTCAGAAGACCTCGTCGTGCCTTATGACTCTACAGATCTGACAACGTGTATGCGAATCACTCACGTTATAAAAATGCCAGCAAACGATGTTAGAAAATATCAAGCGTCTGGTTTTTATCGAGACATGGAGTTAGCTGAAGTTTACGACAACGAAAGCGACGAAGTGCAAGACAAGATTGATGAGTTAGACGGGGCAAAAAGAGTTTACACAAAGGATAACATTCACACAATTTTAGAAATGCACGTTGACCTTGACTTGCCGGGATACGAAGATGCCAACGAGGCAGGCGAAAGTTCTGGAATAAGTTTACCTTACATCGTAAGTATAGATGAGAACTCCTCAAAAATTTTATCTATTAGAAGAAACTATGAAGAACAAGATCCACTTAAAATTAAAAAACAATATTTCGTACATTACAAGTTTCTTCCCGGCCTTGGCTTCTATGGCTTTGGTCTTATTCACATGTTGGGTGGTTTATCAAAGTCTGCGACCTCCATACTACGTCAACTCATCGATGCTGGTACACTCGCCAACTTACCATCTGGATTTAAGGCACGTGGGTTACGCATACGGGATGACGATCAGCCACTAGTCCCCGGAGAGTTTAGAGATGTAGATGCTCCTGCTGGAGAGATTAGTAGCTCTTTAGTTCCACTACCATACAAAGAACCATCGGGCACACTTTTTCAATTACTAGGTTTTGTCATAGAAAGCGGCAAATCTTTTGCAGCTGTGGCTGATATGAAACTTGGTGAGGGCAACGAAGTTAATCCCGTAGGCACAACAATGGCCTTGCTTGAGCGTGGCATGAAGGTAATGTCGGCTATTCACAAAAGAATGCACGCGGCACAAGGCAAAGAATTTAAATTGCTTGCAAAACTTTTTGCAGACACATTGCCCCCTGTTTATCCGTATCAAGTCGTGGGTGGTAATCAAGCAATCAAGGCACAAGACTTTGATGCTCGTGTTGATGTAATACCTGTTTCTGATCCAAACATTTTTTCAGTAACACAACGTGTGACATTGGCACAACAACAATTACAACTAGCACAAGCGGCACCGCAAATGCACAACATATACGAAGCGTATAGAAGAATGTATGAGGCTATGGGCGTTCAAAATATAGAGGCACTGATGCCTCCACCGCCGCAGCCACAACCAAAAGATCCTGCACTAGAAAATGCAGAACTGACAGCAGGCATGACAGCACAGGCTTTTCCTGGTCAAGATCACGATGCACACATTGTAGCTCACATAGCGTTGCTTGGGAGTTTGGTTATAAAATCTAATCCACAAATTTTTGCAAATACACAAGCACACATTATGCAACATATATCTTTAAAAGCATCAGAAGAGATACAACAACAAATGGCGCCACAAATGCAACAGATGCAAATGGCGCAACAAGGACAACCAATGTCTCCACAACAACAGCAAGCAATGCAACAAATGATGATGGACATGCAGACAAAGATTGCTCAAAGACAAGCAGAGCTAGTGACAGAGTTTATGGAGGATATTGATGATCTTTCTACTGCAGCACAAGAAGATCCTTTGGTGAAACTAAAAGAACAAGAATTACAAATTAAAGCGAAAGATTCTGAAAGAGACTTGAAAGAATCTCAGGCAAAACTTTCTGTTGAAAAAGAAAAAATGGAGAACAAAGAAAAGACAGACGCAGCAAAAATACAACAGCAAAAAGACGCTGTCGCTCTTAGATCTGCAATTGCTATAGAAAAATTAGAACGAGAATCTCAACAAAAAGTCTTGGACAAAGCAGAAAAGATGACTAAAAATATACAAGACACATTTAACAAAGGAATTTAATGGCCATAGAAAAAGCAATACTACTTGACGACGAAGAGCGCGTAGGGTTTAGACGAGGCGGTCGAGGCGGTCGAGGCGCTCGAGGTCGAGGAGGCGGTCGAGGTCCAGGCGGCCGAGGTAGAGGTAGAGGTAGAGGTAGAGGTCGAGGAGCTAGTAGAGGAAGTCGATCAGCTAGAGGCGCTTCGGCTAGAGGCGCAAAATCCAGAGCTAGGTCTAGGGCACGTTCAAGATCAAGAATGGCTCAAAGGACTGCGACCAAATCAGCAGCAGCGAGCAGAGCTAAAAAATCAGCACGTTCAAGATCAAGAATGGCTCAAAGGACTGCCACTAAATCAGCAGCAGCGGCTAGAGCAAAAACTTCCCCAACAAAACAAGGACAAACTAGAAGAGGCACCACAACTACGTCAAAAGCTGTTCAGAAAGCAGCGGATCAAATTAATAAAGATTTTAACGAAAGAACTGCATTTAAAACAAGCAGTGGTTTTTTAAAAGATAAATATGGAAATCTTGTAAGATCAAAAACTCAAGTTGATAGATATAAAGAGGATAAAAGAAAACAAGACCTTGCAAGAAAATTGGGCATAGACACCACACTAGGTGCAACAGCTGCAAATCCTAATTTAAGATCACAAGAAATGACACCGGGTCAATTTAGACTTAGTGGTCGCCTTGCAGATTTTCAAAAATCTTTGGGCAAAGGAGTTCAAACACCAGAAAATTTAAGTCGACTAGCTGACATTAACAGGCAGCTAGGCGTGTCTCCTTACACTGGAATGGGCATACTAAATCAACTTAGAACTCAAAGCGCAGATTTTATGAAAGAAGCTCCAGGACTTGCAAAGGTAGCAGGATTTGCTATTAACCCAGCTCTAGCTCTTGCAACGGGAGGCCAAGGCATTTTAGGTCTAGGCAAACGAATAGGTCAAGCTTTTGGTTTTGGGGCTCAACCTCAACAGATGGCAGCGAACCCAAATTTAAGAGAACAACCAACAAATTTAAGAGGGCAGTTTGCCGATGCTTTTAAATCTTTAAGAATAGGAGAAGACACTAAAGCTTCTGACCCTCGTGACACTAGAGGAGGTAGACAAGATGAAAGAATGATGGCACAAACACTTATACCACCTACAACACGGACCATGGCTCCGCCAATGCAACCAACACCAATACCAACAGCCACTGGACTGGCAACCGGATCAGGACTTGGGTTGGACAGACTACAAGAAATTTATCAACTTCCTAGAATGATGGCTCAAGATGGAGGTGTGGCAGAAAAACCAACTTCGTTTCAAGATGTAATAACTCCAAAAGGAAAAGCGATGTTTGATCGTTTAATAGGAATGGGGATGACTGAACAACAAGCGATGCAACGCTTAGGCGAAATGGCGCAAAGTGGTTCGTATGATCTTGGCAATATAGCTCTTATGGAATATTTTGCAAGGCAAGGGATGGCCCGTGGTGGAATGATGATGAGCGAATCTCCAACAGTCATAATGAATGTTGCAAACTCTGGCATCGGTGGTATATTAGACAAGTTCAAGCAGATTAGATCGGAGATGTAGTATGAAAAAAAGAAAAAATATGACACGAGGAGTGACAGTGAAAAAGGGAAAGATTCAACCTAGACCCCCTAAACGACCTAAACCTTTACCTAGGCCAATTAAACCTAAACGTCCTAAACCAGGTGATAGACGACCTAAACCTTTACCTAGGCCAATTAAACCTAAACGTCCTAAACCAGGTGGACGATTTCAACCTACACCTAGACCAGGAGAACGTGGTAATCCAGGTGGACGATTTCAACCTAAACCTAGACCAGGAGATAGAATGGTTTTACCGCCACGTCCTAGGAAAAACCCAACACCAAAATTACCAAAGGCTATAAAGGAGTTGACACCTGAACAAAAAAGAAGAATTATGCAATTAGTAAAAAAAGGGCGTCGGAAAACAAGACCAATAAGAAAAATGAAATAACTCATGGTGTTTTCTTTAGTAGGAGTCAAGGGTGGAAAGACGGTAGGCATAGCAAGGGGTGGCAAACCTAGCTATAAACGTAAGAAAAAAAGAAAGGTAAGAGCAAAAAATGGACGGACTTTGGTTAGGCGATAAGATTTTACGTCTTGTTCGTGACAAAAAAGAAAAAACCACCGAATATGTGATGCAAGGTAGCACCACAGAGAAACATGACTATCATTTTATGCTTGGTCATTACCGAGCGTTAGAAGAAATAGAGGCAGAAGTTAAAGAAATTTTAGATAAAGGAGAAAAAAGTGAGTGATTTAATACTTCCAGAGCACATGGCCAAAGCCAGACGCAAAGAAAAAGCAAAAATTGCAGAAAAAGGCAAAACTGCAGCTGAAATAGAGAAAAAACAACAAGAAGTTGAGGATATTTACGGCAAAAGGCAGTCAAAAAGCCTTGATCCAGACAATATTGACCAATCTGTGGTAGAAAAACTGCCCAAACCGACCGGTTGGCGCATACTTATTTTGCCATATATGGGCGCAGAACGTAGTAAAGGAGGCATTATTTTAGCTGATCAGACTCGTGAAAGAGAACAACTGGCAACCGTTTGCGGTTATGTGTTATCCACAGGCCCTGATGCGTATGCCGATGTTAATAAGTTTCCAGAAGGCCCGTGGTGCAAAAAAGGTGATTGGGTCATCTTTGCACGTTATGCTGGGTCAAGATTAAAAATTGATGGTGGTGAATTAAGACTCTTGAATGATGACGAAATTCTTGCTATATTACAGGATCCGACAGACATTTTACACATGTAGTCGGTCTTGCAAACAAATAACCATGGAGATCAAGAACCATGCCCGAGGCACAAAAAGAACAAACACAGGACGATAAACTCGTACCTATCGACACCAGCGGTGATGCCGTTGATGTAGAATTAGATGAACCCAAAGTAAAAAAAGCAGCGAAAGAAGAGGCAAATGAAACAGTTGTTCAGGACGACGATGTCGCCGATGACACATCTGAGGAATTGGACGTCAGCGAAGATGTTCAAGATGACGACGAACAAGAGTCAACGGACGACGAACACAAAGAGTACAGCGACAAAGTCCAAAGAAGAATATCAAAACTTGTTGGCAAGCTTAGAGAAGCAGAACGAAGAGAAGAAGCTGCCTTAAACTATGCAAACGGTTTAAAAACTAAATCAGAAGAACTTGAAAAGAAATATTCTGAAACAAATCAAAATTATGTTTCAAGTCTTGAAGCTGAGTCTTTGGCTCAGATAGAAGAGGCTAAAGTAAAATTAAAAAAAGCAATTGAAGAAGGTAATGTGGATGTGCAGGCCGAGGCACAAAGTGCCATGGCAAAAGCTGCACTAAACGCAGAACGTGCAAAGATACAAAGGGAATCTCTAGAGGCACAAGCAAAAACATTTGCAGAAACAAAAGAGATACCTCAACAACTTACACCCTCATCACAACCCCCATCTGCCCCGCCACCTGACCCCAAAGCTACGGCGTGGGCAGAAAACAATACGTGGTTTGGACAAGACGAAGCTATGACATATACAGCTTTCGCCATACATAGACGTCTTGTTGAAGAAGAGGGATATGATCCACGATCAGACGAATACTACGGAGAAGTCGATCGAAGGATTAGAGAACAGTTTCCAAATAAGTTTGAAACAGCGAAACCAAAGAAAAAGGTTGACCAAACGGTCGCTCCTGCGGTAAAGTCAGTTTCAAAACAAGGAAAACGAACTGTGAGACTCACACCATCACAAGTCGCAATCGCTAAAAAACTCGGTGTGCCTTTAGAAGAATATGCTAAATACGTGAAGGAGTAGCAATATGGAAAAGAAAACAAGAACCTCACGCTCATCTCAAACTAGAGAAAAAACTGCCAGAAGGCAGCCATGGCGACCACCATCTCGGTTAGATGCGCCACAAGCCCCAGCGGGCTTTAAATATCGTTGGATCCGTGCAGAAGTTATGGGATCAGAAGACAAAAAGAACGTGTCTGCTCGAATGAGAGAGGGATACGAACCAGTTAGACTGGAAGAACTTGGAGACTTCGAAGCCCCTACTGTAGAAGATGGAGCAATGAAAGGCGTGGTCACTGTAGGTGGATTACTGCTAGCCAAGATACCTGAAGAAATTGTTGAGGAAAGAAAAGCGTATTTTGCTCAACAAACAAGAGATCAACAGGAAGCTGTTGATAACAACCTTCTAAGGGAGCAGCACCCAAGTATGCCTATAGATAATCCAAATAGGCAATCTAGAGTAACTTTTGGCGGTGCCAAGAAATCAGATTAGATTTCACACCTAATACATTCGCTAAAATTTTTGGATTAGTAATTAATAATTTATTAGTCTAAGGAGGACTATAATTATGGCAAACCAAGACGCAGCCTTTGGGTTTAGACCTACAAGGCATCTTACTGGTGGCGATATTACTTCTGAAGAGTACACAATCGCTGCTAACTACGGTACGGCTATTTACAGCGGACAAGTTGTAGAAGCAGTAGCGGGTGGAGGTATAGAGGATGCGGCCGCTGGTGACACTCAACAACTAGGTGTTTTCGGTGGATGTTTTTATACTGATCCCACAACAAGTAAACCAACGTATGCTGCATACTATCCAGCAAGCACTAATGCTTCTGATATTGTTGCTTACGTTTATGCAGATCCGCACATTGTGTTTGAAGCACAGCACGATGGAACTGGAACAGCTGCTATGAATCATTCATGCTTTGATTTTGTAGGCACTGGTGGAAGCACCACTACTGGAAGATCAACGTCAGAGATCGATACTAGCTCATCTGGTACATCTGGTGGTTTCAAGCAAATTGGAATCTCTAAAGATCCTGAAAACAGTGATACGGGTTCTGCGAATGCAAATGCTTATGTAGTGTTTAACACTGGTGAGCACGTGTATAAACTCACAACTGGCGTATAAGGAGGACTGAATTATGTCAATAAATAGATCACAACTAGCAAAAGAGCTAGAGCCTGGTTTGAATGCATTATTCGGACTAGAGTACGCAACGTACGAGAACCAACACGCTGAGATTTTTGACACAGAAAACTCTGATAGAGCTTTTGAAGAAGAAGTAATGCTATCAGGTTTTGGCGCAGCGGCAGTTAAGCCTGAAGGAACTTCAGTTAACTTTGACAATGCGACTGAGTCATTCACAGCACGTTACTCTCATGAAACTGTAGCCTTAGCGTTTTCGATTACTGAGGAAGCTGTAGAGGATAACCTTTATGACAAAATCAGCACTCGTTACACTAAAGCTTTAGCACGTTCTATGGCACACACTAAGCAAGTTAAAGCAGCAAACGTTTTAAACAACGGCTTTAATTCTAGCTTTACAGGTGGTGATGGCGTTGAGTTGTTTTCTTCAGCTCACCCAACTACATCTGGTAACCAAAGAAACGAGCTAGCAACAGCTTCAGACCTTAACGAAACATCGTTAGAGCAAGCAATGATTGATATCGCTGCTTTTGCTGACGACAGAGGTCTAAAAGTTGCTGCGAAAGCACGTAAGATGATCATTCCATCAGCTTTACAATTTACAGCTGACAGACTGATGAACTCTGCTGGAAGAACAGCTACATCTGATAACGACATTAACTCTATCAGAAACATGGGTATGATTCCTGAAGGTTATGTAGTGAATAACTACTTAACTGACACAGACGCATTCTTCATTAAGACGGATGTGCCTAATGGAATGAAACACTTTCAAAGAGCACCTGTAGCCACTTCTATGGAAGGTGACTTTGAAACTGGTAACGTTAAATACAAAGCTAGGGAAAGATACAGCTTCGGCTTCTCTGACTGGCGTGGTATGTTTGCTTCTGAAGGAGCATAATCCTCAAGCAAATAAACGATTTAAAGGGCGGCTTCGGTCGCCCTTTTTATTTGCAAACACTTATCTAAAAGCGTATATTGTAAACACTGCACATTTTTAAAACAGTTAACGTAGACTCGTGCAGTAGACACAGTCTCGGACTGCGTTAACAGAAACGGAGACAAATATGGCTAGTTCAACTTTTTCAGGTCCGTTGAGATCTGAAAGCACAGTAAAAACTATCAGTAAAAATGCTACGACAGGCGTTGTTACTGAGATTATAACTATGGGCGGTGCGCCTGTTGCATTAGGAGACGAAGACAAAACTCTTGATGCTGCAACACACAGTGGAAGAGTGCTTGCGGTTCCTGCAATTGGAGCTAATAGAACTAT